ACCAAGACAAACATGCACTCATGACATTATCAAATGTATCTGGAAATATTTATATGAATGCCTTAGCATTTGCCTAGGTTAAAAAATAAAACCTATGTATAATATAATAAAATATGTCTGGAGGTATTGCCCAACTCGTTGCCGTAGGTGCCCAAGATGCACATCTCGTCGGCCAACCTGAAGTTTCTTTTTTCAGGTCCAACTATAAACGTCACACAAACTTCGCCCAAACTGTTGAGAGACAGGTTATCCAGGGCAACCCATCTGCGGGTGGTATGTCGACCGTCAGGTTCGAACGCAAGGGGGATATGATCGGTTATGTCTACATCGCTAACAGAGATGGTGACGTTACTAACTGGGATGCCAGAATTTCTAAAGTTGAACTTCTCATTGGTGGACAAGTCATCGACGAACAAGAATATGAATTCTCCGCTCTTCTTGCGCCAACCATTTTTAACCAAACGTATTCGAAAACAACTTACAATGGTGAAACGTTCTACCCACTCAGATTTTCGTTTTGCGAAAACGCTCAGTCCGCTATCCCATTGATTGCTCTTCAATATCACGATGTTGAATTAAGAATCACGTGGGGTGCCACAAAGACAGAGGATGCGGAAGTGTACGCTCAATTCATCCATCTTGACACGGATGAACGCACGGTTTTATCCAGTCAGCCACAAAACATGCTTGTTACACAAACACAAAAAGCTATTGCATCTGCTTCTAAAACCCAAGAATTGAACTTCAACCACCCAATTAAATGTTTGGTTGTTAAAAATTCTGGCGCTATTGGATCCTTCTTCACCAGTACTGATAAACTTAAACTCCAAATTAACGGTACGGATGTTGGTGATTACAAATCAGCTATCCCACACTTTACTTCCGCCCCAATCTATTACCATACATCGGCCGGTAACTGTACTGCCGATAACTTGACATTGGTTCCATTCTGTCTCGACACGTCGAAGCTTCAGCCAACCGGTTCGCTCAACTTCAGTAGACTCGATTCTGCAAGAATCGTTTCCGATGGTATAGCGTTCCGTAATACCATCTACGCCGTCAACTACAACATCCTCCGTATTGAAAATGGTATGGGTGGTTTGATGTATTCCAACTAATTTAATTTTAGCCACTTATTATAAATGATTTGGCAATTAATATTTCTCATAGGATTCGTCTTTGTTTTAACGTATGATCCATCATCCGGTGGTTTGGATCACTTAGTCGGTAAAAAACCCGAAAAACCTCTACAAAACGCAGAGTGTAAAGAAGGTCATTACCAAGAAATTCAATTTGCAAAAATGGGGTACCCATGTTCGGAGGAAAAGAAAACACACATGGGTGCGATTATAGGAACTTAAAAAATTGACTCGTATTTTTATATATAAAATGTTTGCATTCGATCGCGATACAGCGACTATAGTTGCCGTGCTCATGTGTATTGTAGCCACAGTGTACATGTACAGAGAACTTAACAAAACTAAAACGGAAATGGATAACGTCAAGGGATTTTATGGAAATCTCATGGCTCATTTATCCAGACCACCACAACCAAAACCGGTATGTGAAATTGAAACCAAAAAGGAGGAGGTTTTAGACACCCAAGTTGCAGAAACCGAAGAAGAATCTTCAGAATAATCATCTTATTCAATTATAACTTGCTTATTAGCAATGATAAAATATAAAGCGATCGCAGTTCCCGTCACTTTTATAGGTGATAAACCACGGTTTCTAACTGTCAGGGATAGAAGATTCAAAGATTGGATTTTCGTTACCGGGGGGTGTAGAAGAAGAGAAATACCAAATCCATTAAGATGTGCATTAAGAGAATTGGAAGAGGAAACAAGGGGGGTTATTTCTTTAAAAAAAGGTGAATATACAACTTACAAATTTACAGTAAAAGAAAGTCCAGGTGTTGATTTAGAATACAATGTTTTTGTATTCTTCGTCGATTACAGTATACAGCAGCAAGCAGATCTTATAAAAAAGTTTAACGATGAAAAACAGAAAATGAATCTTCGTAAGATTCAGAAACAACCAATTAAACGTACACACGACGAGAATGATTTCATGAATTTTGAAACTCTCGCTGAATTTAGTACAAAAAAGCAATGGGACCGTATAGTTAAAAACGTACTCAATAACCCAGAATTTTACGCGTGTGTAACTTCTCTCGATAGAAAAACCTTCTCTATTAAATAATGAAGTCGAAGAACTATATTTTATCTCAAATACGTGAACTTCTCATTGAAAGACACGCATATACTCCAGAACGCGCAGACAGGTACGTAGAATTACATAAAGACGATAAGGTGTATGAACTCCTTGTTTTAAAAAAGAATTTATCAGAAGAAGAAAATTACCCAGAAATTTCATATAGACGTTCTATTTGGCATCATGAATATGAAGATGAATGAATATATATAAAAAAATAAAACTAATATTTGGTAAGTATGTTTAAACGTTGGTGTAAAGACCAAGGTTTTGCAAATAACTCCGATCTATCACATGTGCTCATGGACGGTGGCGTTCTCTCCGTGCCTTTTGATAGATTGAATAATTTTTATGAAAAATGTGTAGAAGCCTATACTTTAGGTGAAAAGATTTTCGTTGTAGAACAGAAAACAGAAAATTATAACTTTTTCATGGATTTAGATTATAAAGATGATGATGAACTATCATTTGAACAGATTAAAAGTATATGTAAGGTCATATGTGATAAAGTCTCTAAATTTGGTGGTAAAGATGCATTAATATCCGTCGCGGAACCTAAACCTATTGATAACCTTATAAAAACAGGTATTCATATTAACTGGTCGGGTTTTGTTGTAAATAGATCATCCGCATTGGCTCTTAGAGAACACGTTATAAAAACATTAAATTTGGCGTATGGGTCACGTGATTGGAAAGACATTGTAGATATATCAGTTTATGGAAATTCTTCACGTAACACGAAGGGTAGTGGGTTTCGTATGCCATGGTCACATAAAAAAGGAAAACACGAGGCATGCGCCGGTCAGGGGTGTGAGTTATGCAATAACACAGGTAAAGAAACACAAGGTGAATATCTACCAGTATTCATATACAAACATGGTCCTCTTTCTATACTAGAAAAGACAGAGCAGAAACCTTCTATAGATATGTTACATATGGCAACTTTACGTACAGAAAGTACTAATCCAGTTATAATAGAAGGAATTTCTAATACACACGAAGGAGGTAATTTTACAACTATACAAACAAAAAACGAGTTCAAGAATCAGGAAGCTCTTTTACTCGTAGAAGCATTTGTACGTAAACATGTAGAAGGGCAGAATTCAGCATCAATCACTAAAATGTTTAAATATAAAAACCAGTTTCTCGTTTCAACAAACTCCAAATATTGTGAAAATAAAAAATGTAATCATAACTCTAATCACGTTTGGTTTCATATAACAGGAGATACTATATCCCAAAAGTGTTTTTCTACTACTAACATATTAAGACAGTATGGATTTTGTAAGGATTTTTCAGGTAGACGGCATCAGCTTACTAAAAAAATAACAGACATCATTTACGAAGATGGTAAAGTTGAAAAATATGTACCTAAAAAGATTACAACTATAGAACCAGAACAGGAATTACTTGAAAAATTTATAAAAAAATATATCGTCAAAAACGAAACATTCTCAATAGAAACACTCAAACGAAATGGTGTTAAAAAATATACAGTAACGACTAAAGAAGTATGTAGTACGTGTAAAGAAACTATTTATTTCAACATCTTAAAAAGACAGATACAACAAGTATGTAATTGCAAATGTCGTGCACATAATCTCACAGATAAAATTGTAAGTACTTTATAAAATGTTAGCTGTAGTCTTAATTATCATAGTTGTCTATCTGACATCTTCTTTAATGAAAAAAGATACAGGAACTAAACATATATCAGAACTTATTCGACAGACATTACCTTACTCGGGTTTAAATAAAATTTTATATAAGGAATTTTTAGCTAATATGAATATGGCTATAGAATACAAGTCTGAGATTGTTATTGCAGAAAAATTATTAAACCGTGCACTTGAAAATTTACGTGAAATTGCATTATACACAGTTTCTACAGATACAAGTGTTATAGAAGAAATAGATGAATTAGCCAATAAGATAGAAGCCGAATTCGGCCTTGTTTTAATAAACGAAACACTTAATGCAAAGTAATGTATTTAAAAGAATAAAACTAAGACCATTTATACTATGACAAAAGCAGTTGTTGCAACACGTACACGTTCCGGGAGAATTTCAAAAGTCCCAGACCGTTTAGATCCGTTAGAAGATTTACCCGAAGATGATTATTCAGACAATGATTACGAAACAGAGTCTGATCCAGGTAGTGAAGATGATATAGATTTACTCCAGACAGATGATGAAGACGATTTCGAAGATGATGACGAAGATATGGATGAAAATGGAAATTTAAAAGGGTTTGTTGTTGATGACGAGGACGATGATGAGGAATAATAAGCTTAAAAAAATAGGTTTACATCTTATAAATGGAAGCTGAAGTTGGAACTCCAATTGAATATAATCCAGACGAGTTTGTAAATAAAGAAATCGACGAACAAAAAGAACAAGAACCGGAAAACAACGAACAGTATTATTTTCCGCCTCCACAGCAATATTATGAACCACCACCACAATATCAAAAAGATGATATTTTTTCAAATAAAAAGATGATATTTTTTCAAATCTCGATAAAACGGCGTATATAATAATTTTTGTGTCATTTATTCTAGGGTTTTTCATGGGAAAAACCATGCAGCCAGTCATTCTTAGACCCGGATAGGTTTACCACGTATCCATAAATGTTCCGAGGATGTTTGTTGACCTTTAAAATCACCTATGGGACCATATGTAGGTTCTGTAAAATACGCTCGACTCACGATAAGTGGGTCCTTTAATATATCTTGTGCTACATCAGAAGCACTAACATTTTCGGTATCCGATTTACTTTTGCGAATATTATACACTCGTAAAAATAAACCAGACATAGCTAAAACAATAAGAATGGTGATTATGTTCAATATAATACTCAACATACTTACATTTATATAACAAAATTAATTTACGCTTCCTT